GAACGCGTCAAGACGCAGCAGATCCGGCACACGGGGAAAAGCTTTCTCACCTGGCAAGTCTCGAACGCGTGCGCGGAGCGGCGCCGCGACGGGTCGCTGCTGCCGACAAAAGAGGCGCACCACAGCCCGAACAAGATCGACGCGGTCGACGCGATCCTGCTGGCGCTGTCGCGAATGCTGGTGATGAGCACGGCGCCGGCCCCGGGCTACGGGGTGTATGTGTTCGGGGCCGCGCCATGAAACGGCCACCGAAGCGCGGCGGGCGCCCGGCCATCGACCCGGAGAATCCGACCGTGTCGATCACGGTGCGCGTGCCCTGGAAGGAATACCAGATCCTCTGCAAACAGGCCACCGTGGAGCGGTGCTCGCTCACGGAATATACGCGGCGCGTGCTGTTCCGGCGCCGCTACCTCGAGTCCTGAAAAGATTCTTTAATTCACAGCTTCGGGAAAGTGTGCTGCATACTCCCCCACCAGTATGCTGGACCGCGCCTGGGCGACCCTTGAAATCAAGTCCGTCGATGCCAATCAGCGGGTGATCGAAGGCATCGCCACGACGCCGACCGCGGACCGCGCGGGCGACGTGATGGAACCCGGCGGCGCGGAATTCACGCTGCCGATGCCGCTCCTGTGGCAGCACAACCAGGCGCAGCCGATCGGCGAAGTCACCGCCGCCACCGTCACGCCGGCCGGCATTGCCATCACCGCCAAATTCGCTACGGTCACTGAACCCGGCACCTTGCGCGACCGGCTGGATGAAGCCTGGCACAGCGTCAAGGCGCGGCTGGTGCGCGGCCTGTCGATCGGGTTCCAGCCGCTCGACGTGACGCCGCTCAAACGCGGGCACCACGTCACCCGCTGGCAATGGGCCGAAACCAGCGCCGTCACCATCCCCATGAATCTCGACGCGACGATCACCAACATCAAGTCGGCCGCGTGCGGCCTGAAGGACCGAACAGCCATGACCAACAGCGAACGCATTGCCGACCACGAGACCACGCGCGCGGCGCTGGTCGCCAACATGGGCGATTTGATGGACAAGGCCGAAGGGAACGGCGGCACGCTCGACGAGGACGGGACCAAGAAGTACGACGGGTACAGCGCCCGCGTGAAAGCCGTCGACACACAGATCGCGCGGTTGCGGGAACTCGAAGCGTTGAATCTGGCGCAGGCCGTGCCGGTGCCGGCGCTGCCGTCGCCGCTGCCGCGGGTCACCATCAAATCGAACGCGCCGAAGGGGTCGGCGTTCGTGCGCATGGCGTGCGCGCAGCTGCTGTGCAACGGCAATCGGTTCGAGGCCGCGGAGTATGCGAAGCGGTGGGACGACTCCACGCCGGAGGTCAGCTTGGCGCTCAAGGCCGCGGTGGCGCCGGGCACCGCGACCCATGCGACGTGGGCCGGGCCGCTGGTCAATCAGAACATCGCGAACGACTTTATCGAGCTGCTCCGGCCGGCGACGGTCATAGGCCAGATCAGCGGGTTCCGCAACGTCCCGTTCAACACCAAAGTCCCCAGCCAGACCGCGGGCGGCACGTACGGATGGGTGGGTGAGGCCAAACCCAAGCCGCTCACGGCGCTGTCGTTTGCGAGCGTCAGCCTGACCTGGTCGAAAATTGCCGGGATCATCGTGCTGACCGATGAACTGGTGAAGCTATCGAACCCGTCGGCGGAGGAGTTGGCGCGCGGCGACATGATCGCGGGCATCGCCCAGTTCATCGATGCGCAGTTCCTTGATCCGGCGGTGGCGGCGGTGGCCGGCATCAATCCCGCATCGATCACCAACGGCGCCCCGACGGCCGCGGCGACCACGAATCCGCTCGCGGATTTGATGGGGCTCATCAACCATTTCGCCACGAACAACATCAGCGTCAACGGCGTGCATGTGGTGCTCTCGCCCGCGAATGCGATGTCGCTGGCGTTCCGGTCGAATCTCGACGGCTCGCCGCAGTTCCCGGGCATGACGATGGCGGGCGGGACGTATCGCGGGCTGTCGTTCGTCACCAGCAATGCCGCCGGCACCAACGTGACGGCGCTGCAGCCGCAGCTCGTCCTCATGGCTGATGAGGGCGGCGTGACAATCGACGCGAGCCGTGAGGCGTCGCTGCAGATGGACAGCGCGCCCGCGTCGCCGGCTGATGCCACGACGGTGTACGTGTCGATGTTCCAGACCAACAGCGTCGCCTTGCGCGCGGAGCGGTATATCAACTGGGTGAAGGCGAATGCCAACGCGGTGAAGTACCTCACGGCGACCGCCTGGCCGGCGCCGACCGTGGCGGGGACCACCACCACGGTGGAGACCCGCGAGCGCAACGGCAAGGCGTAGCCGATGCGGCTGTTCGGGCTGGACATCACGCGGGCGCGGTCGGCCGTCGCCGGATCCCCGGTCCCGGGATCCGGCGGCTGGCTGACCGTCGTGCGCGAGCCGACGACCGGCGCCTGGCAGCGCAACGAATCGCTCGCCGTGCCGACGGTGATGGCCTATCCGCCGGTCTATACCTGCACCACGCGGATCGCTCAGGACATCGGCAAGTTGAGGCTCCGTCTGGTCGAGCGCGACGCCGCGGGGATCTGGCACGAAACGACGAGCCCCGCATTTTCGCCGGTCCTGCGCAAGCCGAACCGCTACCAAATCCTGCAAAAGTTTTTGGAACAGTGGATGGTCTCGAAGCTCACCTTCGGCAATGCGTACGTCCTGAAAGAGCGCGACGAACGCGGCGTGGTGGTCGCGCTGTACGTGCTCGACCCGCAGCGCGTCAAGCCGCTGGTGACGCCGGACGGCGCGGTCTACTACGAAATCCTGACGCACGACCTGGCCGGCGTGCGCGAGGCCGTGACGGTGCCGGCGCGGGAACTCATTCACGACCTGATGGTGCCGCTCCTTGGGCATCCGCTGGTGGGGGTCACGCCGATCTATGCCTGCGGCATGGTGGCGCTGCAAGGGCTCAAGATTCAGGAGAACTCGACCAACTTTTTCGCGAACGGGTCGAGCCCCGGCGGCGTGCTCCTGGCGCCGGGCGAGATTGGCGCGGACCGCGCCCAGGCGCTCGAAAAGGTGTGGACGGAGAAATACACCGGATCGAACGTCGGCAAGGTGGCGATCCTGAGCGGCGGCCTGACCTACGAAGCCTTCAGCGTGAACGCCGTCGATGCGCAACTGATTGAACAGCTCAAGTGGACGGTCGAGCAAGTCTGCGCCTGCTACCACATTCCGGCGGCGCTGATTGACAGCAGCCACCAGCCGCCGTACGCCAACAGCGATCCGCTGGTGCAGCAGTACTATTCGGCCTGTCTGCAGTGCCTGATTGAAGCGTTACAGACCTCGCTCGATTACGGGCTCGGCCTGGTCGATGTGCCGGGGCACACCTACGGCACCGAGTTCGATATTGATGACTTGCTGTGGATGGATGCCGCGACCCGGACGAAGGCGGCCACCGATGCCGTCACTGGGGGCGTGCTGTCGCCGAATGAAGCGCGGTTCAAGTATTTCGGGCTCGGCGCCGCGGCCGGCGGAGAGCACGTCTACATGCAGCAGCAGAATTGGCCGCTGGCCCAGTTGAGCGGCCCGCGCGAGCAGCCGGCGGCGCCGCCCACGATTGCGCCCACAACGCCCGTGGATGCCCCTGACGTGCCCGACGAGGAGCCCGAAACCTGATGGCCGCCCTAGTGACCCTCCAGCAAGCCAAAGACTTCCTGCGGCTCGGGACGCCGGCCGGGCATCCCGACGACGCGGCGCTCACGACGACGATCGCCGCAGCGGAGTACCTCATCCGTGAGTATCTCAGCGCCTATCCCGAGGACGCCGCGATTGTCGCCGCCTGGGACGCGATCACGGCGCCGGCCATCGTGCCGCAGATGGTGCTGTTTCAAACCGGCGAGTACTGGCGCTTCCGGGGCGACGACCTCGAAGGCGGCGGGCCGCGCCGGGACTTGGAGCGCGGCGACCTCCATCCGCTCGTCGTGGGCGCCTTGCGGCGCCTGCGCACCCCGGTGATCGCATGATCCCGACCGGCAAACGGACCAAGGTCGTCACGCTCGAAAACCCCGGCGCCGCAGTCGCCGACGGGGCGGGCGGGTTCACGGAGACCTGGGCGGCGCTGGACCCGCCGACGGCCTGGGCGGCGCTCGACGCGCTCGCCAGTGCGGATATGGAACGGCTGACCGCGGACACACTGGTGGCCAGCGGGACGCATGCCGTCACGCTGCCGTATCACCCCGGCGTCACGGTCCAGACGCGGCTGACCTATACCGACCCCGACCGCGGCGCGCGGGTGTTCCAGGTGCTCGGCCTGCGCGACCCGGAGGAAGCGCGCCGGGAGCTGGTGCTGGTGGTCGCGGAGGCGTTGCCGTGATCAAGTTCACGCTCGGCGGCGTCACGGTGCAACAAGCGAAGTTCAAGCAGTTGCCGTCGTTTCTCGCCGCGCAGGCGCAAGCGGCGCTGGTGTCGCTCGGCACCACGGTTGCGGCCGAGATTGCCGCGTCGTATCCCCAGCGCAGCGGCTTCCTGGCCAGTCGGATGGTCGTGAAGTCGCAGCCGCGCAAACATGCCGCACGCGTCGTCATTGCCAACACCGCGAAGTACGCGCTGGCCTACGAATTCGGATCGAAGCCGCGGACCACAAAAACGCGGGGCGGGCGCGGCCGGATGCCGGCGGCGCACAACTTTGTGCCGCGGGTGATGAAAGCCCGGGCGCAGATCATCCCGCGCGTCGCCGCGATTATGCGCGCGGAAGGGCTGACGGTGTCCGGTGCCTGATTCCAGCGCGGTCGATACGGCGCTGATTACGCACCTGGCCGGCGATGCGACCCTCGCGAGTCTGCTGCCGGGCGGCGTGCATTTCGGCCTGGCGCCGCCAGGCAAGACGGCCTTTGCGCTGGTGACGCTCGACGAGACCGCGGATGTGGCGGTGTTTGCGGAAGTCCCGGCCCAGCGCCGGGCGATAGAAGTGATCACGTATGCGGTGCAGGCCGTCGTGTTGACCAGCGCCATGGCGCCGGCCACCGACGCCGCGGCGCGCATTGACGCGCTGCTCGAGGACCAACCGTTGACCGTGCCGGGGTACGGCTGGCTCTCCACGGTGCGCGTCGAGCGCATCCGCGACCCCGGCGAACTCGACCCGTCTGACAAATCAATCCGATGGCAGCATCACGGCGGGCGCTATCGGGTGCAAGTCGCGCCGCGTGTCTAAGGAAGGACACCCCATCATGATTTTTGCAGGACGTGACGGCCTGGTGAAATGGGATCCCACGGGTGGCGCAACGGCGGTCGCGCTGGCCTCGATCAAGTCGTTTACGCTCAGTTTGGCGACTGAGAAAATCAATGTCACCTGCTTCCAAAACACGAATCGCGTGTACATCCCAGGCATGCGGGATATCAGCGGGAGCCTGACGGGCTTCTGGGATTCCGCGGACATGTCGCTGATCGAAGCGACGACGCTGACGGCGCCGGGCACGCTGGAACTCATCCCGCACACCAACGATCCGAATGCCGCGACCCCGCACACGTTCAGCGGCCTGGCCTACATGGACGCCGAACTCGATACCGAGGTCGAGGGGGCGCCGGCCCTGTCGGGCACGTTCATGGCCGGCGGGGATTGGACGCTGCCAACGGCGGCGCTGGCCGCCCGTCTGGCCGATCGCGACCGCGTCGCCGCGTAAGGTGTTCCGCACGTTCGTGGCACGGGGCCGGCGCGGCGCCATCGTGTGGGGCGCCGGCCCCGCCGCGGAACTCTCCACGTGGGCCGTGGCGCGGGATCGCGAGTTCCATTTCTCCCTGCGTGCCACCGTCGCCCGTGCGGATCGGTTCCGGCTGCGCCAGGTGCCGCTGATGTTCACGGCGCCTCGCCCACAGAAGCCGGCAGGGCTCTGGTATTTCCCCGTGCTCCCGAACACGCTGCAAGTGACTGGCGACGCCTTGACCGCGAAACTTGGCCCGCCGGAAGGACGTTGAATGTCAGATGTAGTGATTCCGCGCGAACTCACGCTGCCGCTCGCAAACGGGCGCAGTCTGACCGTGTGGGCCGAACTGAATCACGGCCAGTACATCGCCATGCTCTCGCGGATGTACACCGAATCGAAGGGCGGCGAACTACGCCGCGACGTGCTCAAGACGACCGATGCGACGGTGATCGCGTATCTGATCGACTGGACGCTGACGGACCCGTCGGGCGCGCGGATCCCGGTGCGCGGCCTGCCGCCCGATGACGTGCAAGACGCGCTGAACAATCTGCGCCAGGCCACGGCGTTCGAGGTGAAGCGCGCAATCGAAGCGCATCACGCGACCGTCGAAGCCGCGGGCGAGGCGCTAAAAAAAACGGACTCTATCGACGCCTCGTCGGCACCACCCTCGCCGTCTGCCAGCGTAGCGGCTTGAGTTGGGACACCGTACTGACCATGCCTGAATCCACCTTCGCCATCCTGGCCGCGGACCTCACGCGGAAATAGCCCATGCCTCTGACTGGTGCGCTCCAAGCTGATTTCTCGGGGTTCGTCGACGAGGCGAACAAGGCCAGCGCCGCGCTCGGCGTCATGGAAGGCGAAGCGAAAAAAACCGGCGTCACGATGGCGAAAACCGGCCAAGTGATGGACGGGTTCGGCGACGGGAAGGGCACCAACAACATCGCGCAACTCACGGCCGGCTTGCGGAGCGTCGACGGGTCCATGAATGCGCTCGGCCTGTCGATCGCGAAACCCGTGGCGCTGATCGAGGAGTTGGGCCAGGTGTCTGGCAAGACCTACGCGCAGCTCGGGCTGCTCGGCTCGGCCGGCGTGGCGTTCGGCGTGGTCGTGGCGGGGATGGAACTCGGGAAGGTGATCGCCGACCTGACGAACATGGACGAGACCGCGAAAAATCTGCAGTCGCGGTTTCTCGGGTGGAACGACTCGGCTGACGCTGCGGCCAATCGACAAGCCGTACTCGCGCTCGCGCTCCAGCGCACGGGTATTGCCTTTACCGATGTCAACGACGCGATGGCGGCAAATTCCCAGTGGGTAAAGGACCACGCGAAGGAAGTCGGGACCGCGATTCATCGCCAAGCCGAGTGGGAGAAGGAAATTCGCGCGCATCGCGCCGAACTGCCGGCGATGACCGCGGCGATCGCGAACCATACCGCCACGGTCAAGCAGCTGCACGAGCAGTACGGCATCTCCGCGGATGCGCTGACCTTCTACATTGCGAAGACGAAAGACCAGACCGCGGCGCAGGACGAGGCGACCCGGAAAGCGGAGCAAGCGGCGGCGGCGCAGCAGAAACTCAAAGACTCGATGTTTGGCGGCGACAGCATCACGAAGGCGAACGAGATGATCGCCGCGCTCGGGGGCGTCGGCAACGTCTCGCGCATGACCACCGAGGAACAAGCGAAGCTGAACGCCGCCGTGGGCGAGGCGATCGAGACCTACGACCGCTGGGGCCAGACCGCGCCCGCGGCGCTGGACGCCATCTATACCGCCACGGCCTCAATCGGGACGGTGGTCACGGGGCTCGGGTCGGAGTTCGCGAGCCTGGGCACCAAGTTCACCGTGAGCGCCGACCCCATCATCGCCGACACCAAGCGCATGAAGGACGAAGCCGCGGCGTACGAGGCGCAGACGCAGGAGATGGCGCAGGCCTGGCAGCAAGTGCCGCCGCCCATCGAAGCGGCCACCAAGGAGACGCAGCAATTGACGGTCGCGTTCAACCAGGCGTCTAGCGCGATCCGCATGACCGCGGCCGAGTCCATCAAGGCCGGCCAGGCGCTGGAAGATGCCTATCGGGAAGCGGGGATTTTCGTCGGGATGCAGATGGCCACGGCCGGCTATCAACAACAGCGGCGGATGAACGCCGGACGCGAAATCACCGGCGCCGGCCAGGCGTGGGGCAACACGCTCACTGTCAACGTCAACAGCACCGACGCGAACAACATCGCGACGAAACTGGTCGACGAGATGCGGCGCAACGGGGTCCGGTTCTGATGCCGTCGCACGTCCATATCCCCGGCTGTGCGCGGCTGAACGTCGGCCGCCTGAATGCCTTCCGGCTGAACTATGCCGAGTCGCTCATCTTCAGCAGCATCGCCGGGCTCGACTGGTCGGGCAACATGCGCATCGAAGGCGCCAGCGTGCAGCATGTGCTGAACGACGCGCCCGATACCTGCAGCGTCACGACCGACGGCTATGGGCCGACGGCCGGGCAGACGATCGCCATCTACGACGGCGATCGGGATCTGAACCATCAGATTTTTGGCGGGCGCATCCTGCAGACGACGGTGCGCTATGAATCCCGGCCGGCCAATGTCGCGTATGACCTGCAGGGCATCGACCCGACGTGGCTGCTCAACCGGCGGCGGGTGCTGGCGAAGTACACCAACCAATCCGCCACGGCGATCGTGCTCAACCTCTTGACGTTTACCTCCGGTGTCACGGCGGCGCATGTCGTGCCGGGTTTGCCGGTGATCGATGAAATCACGTTCACCAACGAGACCGTCGCGGCGTGCATCACGGCCGTGTGCGAGCGCATCGGCGGGTACTGGTATCTCGACTATGCCGCCGACCTGCATGTCTTTCTGACCGAAGCGGTCGACGCCAATCCGATCACCGCGACCGCGGCGCACGGGTCGGCGGATCACCAACTCACCGAGGACTTGTCGCAAGTGGTAACGCGGGTGCTGGCGCGGGGCGCGGGCGCGGGCGCTGCGGTCGACCTCGCGGCCGGCGCGACCGAACTGCCGATCGACCTGGGCGACCAGCAGAATTACTACAACATCGGCGGCGGCGTGGCGGAAGTCGCGGCGCAGCGCCTGACCTATACCGGGGTGCGCGGGCTCGGCGGCACGGGCGCGCTGGTCGGCGCCGGGAACTCCCCCACGAGCGGGCCGACGATCGTGCAGCTCGGCGGCGCCAATGTGCTGGGCCCTGGGCAGACGTTTCGCTATGCGGTCACCTTCACCACGGCGGCCGGCGAATCCGTGCCGGGACCGGTGACGATCGGCACGCCGTCCGGGCAGATGCCGCCCGCGCCGACCAGTTGCACGATGCGGGAATCCGGCACGACAGCGGGCGTGCCTGGGCCCGTCGTTGGCGCGGCCTATCACTTCTATGTCATCTTCCCGTTCGAGGGCGCGTCGTATTCGTGGAACGGCCCCGTCGCCGGCCCGCTGATCTATAACGGGAAATACTGGCAGCTCTGGTGCGGAAATACCCTCCTCTCGCCGCAGGGCTTTACGTACCTCGATGCCTTCGGCGGCCCGCCGCCCGCGCAATATAAGCAAGTGTGGATTTATCGCACGCTGGCGAATGCCGGGACGTATTACGCCTGCGGGCACGTCGATGTGCCGACGACCCCGATCAGCAACTATCCCGCGTGGGCGACGCTGAGCTATAACCCCCCCGACGGCGACATTGCCTATCCGCACAACCTGCGCCCGGCGGAAGGCCCGCCGCTCAGTAACCTGATGCTGACGCAGATTCCCACGTCAAACACACCGAGTGTCACCGGGCGCAAGGTCTACCGCTCGATCGCCTACGGGACGCAACTCAAGCTCCATACGACGCTCGCCAACAATACGGCCACGGTGGTCTACGACACGCTGCCGGACGGCTCGCTCGGCGCGGATGCGCCGACGGTCGACACGTCCGGCATCACCGACAATCGCCAGGTGCCGGCCGGGGTGACCGAATTACCCGTATCGTCGACCGGCCCGTTTGAATCGGACGGCGGCGCCGGGTGGGCGCGCGTCGGGAATCTCGTCGTGCGCTATACCGGCCTCGCC